TTATTTTTCGTCCTTTTTCTTCGCATCCTCAAAACTAAGAATATTGAAATCGATCCTTTTTTCTGTTCCGAGCTCATCAAATGTTTTGGAATCGGTCGGAGCTGGAATAATCATTTTTATATTTTTAATATCCTTTGAATTATCCTTTAAAACCCACCATGTCTGATCTTCTTTCTTTACTTTTCCTAAAAAGTCTCCGCCTACTTCGCCCATTAAGCCCATATCAGTTTCGACTTGTTCGCCTGTGTTTGTTACAATGACAGATTGATTCGGATCGAATGTAATATCCTTCGAAGAAGTGTTTTCGGCCTTCAGTTCCATTACAACTGATCGTACCTTGTCTTGATCATTAAAATAAAGGGACTTGGCGTCTTCCGTTGGCGTAATCTCCAAGACTCTGACGCTTTCGATATACAGTTTCATATCACCCATTTTAACAGGCTTCAGTGGTGTGTCTTTTCCGTCAATACCTACTTCATCGCTATACCCGATGCCAATAGTCTTTACATGCCCTAATCCTTCAATATCGCCTTCACCTGTTTTTTGGAATTTGTCTTTAATTGCAGCGTCTTTTTTTGCTTGCTCTTTTTTCTTATCGACTTTTTCCACTACAACGGCTTTGACTTTAGGCATGGAGGTGCCTGATTCACGCCCCTCGTATGTACCATAGATTTTAACAGTATCTTGCAGTTTGAATTTGTCAGAGCTGTTATTGCTGACAGTGTAAGCCTCTGAACCATCACTGTTTTTGCTCACAGTGAACGCTACATTCTTCGAAACTGTCTTCCCATCATCATCCACGTTATCTGCATATGTTACGTCGCCTTCAATAACAATTTTGGTGCCCTTTTTTATTCCGGCGCTATTAACTTGAGCGTAATCATATGGCTTTGCATCTTTTTTTAACTGGTCTTCTAAGGAAAGTGACTTTGTTTTGTTCGAAGAGTCATCCCCTTTAGAAGATGTTGAGTCAGAATTGCATGCAGCTAAAGAAAAACTTAATGTTAACGCCCCAATACCTAACAACCATTTTTTCAAAGCAATTTTCCCCTTTTTTGTAGAAATGAATACACTTTATTTATATCGGCAGAAGCCGGAATTTTTTATTGTCTTCTCTGTAAAAGCGGCAATTTTCTCTCTATATAAGCGCTTTTTAATGCAATTTAACACCGTATTTTCCTCTGATTTTTTTGGTACTACTCTGGTATACCATTGGGACACGGGAGGGACACGATTGGGATACGGGATATTTCGCGAACCCTTGATAAACGTAGGTTTATCCACTTGTAATATTTAACATTGGGACACGGATTGACTTACATTAGTTTCCATTCGTTTTTGTTGGGTTTCTTCTATTAGATAACTAAATAACTAAAGATAACTAAAATAACAAAGACGTCGTTTTTTGATAAACAAAGGATTGGTTTATCAAAGTGATGAGATTATTTGTGTCACTACAGACTAAAAAAATCAACTTTCATCAGTTGGCTTGTCCGGTTTATATTTGTTGTTACGAATATCACCTGGCTTGCGGCCTGCCTCTAATTGCTGCGCAATTATCTTCTGTGCTGCCTTAAGGATAGAATCAGTGATCTTACCGTCAGCAGCAGCAATTAATGTATCAGGGTCCTCTAAAATTTTTAAGGCTTCATCCCGGTACATTTTTTCTTTTGTTTCTGAAGGCTCGTCTCTCAGCAAATAGTCAATCGTAACACCGTAGTAGTCAGCAATCTTGATGAGAGTTGCATGGTCTGGCTCTCTCTTACCTTGTTCATATGCTCCATACGTAGAACGGGCTATGCCGATGGCTTTTGCGACGTCCTCTTGCTTCATATGCGGACCTTGTTTTTTCCTCAATTCCACCAGTCTATTTTTAATTGCCATAGTTACACCTACTATCTTTTAAAAGATAAAAATCATAACTTATTATAACTCTACATTTTGTGGAATTAAAAGTAATGCCACAAAATGAAGAATTTTTTTCGGGTTTTTTAAGGGATATGGTTGACATTCCACGAAGTGTGGTTTAATATAAATTTACAAGCCACACAACGTGGAATGAAGGGAGGCTGAATCATGAAAAAAGAGTGGTTGCAGCAGATAAGATTAAATGCAGGGCTTACTCAAGAGCAGGTCGCCTCAAAAGTTGGAATAGCCAGATCAACATACGGAGCTATTGAGACTGGCGAGCGGAATGTAAGGCCGCATATAGCAAAAAAAATCGCAAAACTCCTTGGTTTTCAGTGGACTCTTTTTTTTGAAGATGAATGCCACACATTGAAGAATTATAATTCGCAGGAATCGGCGTAATTCCTTGGGTAGTCCATCTGTCCAACACGAATACACTGTCGTGAGGTGAGCGCAATGGCTAAACAAACAAAGACTAAAACAACGAACATCAAAATCGGCAAAGAGTATTACGGAACAATGGACAGAGAAGAATGCTTCCGTAAAGCTCTGGAACCGTATTTCACTTCAAAAAAAGACCTGAAGTTAAACGCTTAAAAATTTTCTGCTTCACCTTTTTTTGGTGGACAAGCAAAGGAGGCCACAACAACATGAATCAACTGCAAAACTTCTCCCATAAGCAGTTTGGAGAGCTGCCAATCATTCAAATTAACAACAAAGACTATTTCGGCGCAACTGAAGCTGCTGAGGCACTCGGCTACGCAAATCCACATGACGCCATATCAAAACATTGCTTGGAAAGTGGGGTCGCGTTTCACGAGGTCACCGATTCAATGGATCGGACCCAGCAGAAAAAATTTATCAACGAGGGAAATTTGTATCGGCTGATCGTGAAATCAAGGCTTCCCGCCGCAACTCAGTTCGAATCATGGGTGTTTGATGACGTGTTACCAACATTACGCAAAACAGGCCAGTACGGCGGCCCGAGAGTTTTATCCGATGAAGAACAGCGAATCGAATCGCTGAAACTCACTTTACAAACAGCAGAACAACAACAAAAAATGCAAAAAGTGTTGTTCCATCATGAAAAACAGATCGGTGAGCTCAGTCAAAAAGTGGACGAGCAAATCACTCTGGATTCCGGGGAACAGCGCCGGTTTCAAAAAGTAGTTGCGCGCCGGGTTTATAGCATCACGGAAGGTAAGACAGAAGCGGCCAGGCTTTTCAGAGAAATACACCGTGAGATAAAAGACCGGTTCGGCGTTGCAAGCTACAAAGACATAAAGCGCCGGGAGCTGTTATCCGCAATCAAATATATAGAAAATTGGATTCCTCGGAAGGTTTCCTAAAGCCTTTCGAGTTCCTTCATTAATTAAATTTTAACAACGAAAACTAAATATATCAGGGGGCGAACATATGTCGAACAATCCATACAATATGGACAATTTATCCACCCTTCTTAGAATCGAGCGGCAAAGGGCCAAGCTATCACAGTACCAGATGGGGAAGATCATCGGGAAAAAAAATCAATCGTTTATTTCCAACGTTGAGAACGGTGTTTTTCCCTTAACACCTGAATTGTGTATCAAGTGGTTTGAAGCGTGCGGCTCATACGAACATATTGATCTCGTGCATTACCTGTTCCGGCTGCATCCGACAGCGGCGGCGCCAATTGACCCGGCTCTTAACGAGAGCGCAAGCGCGGCGGTAATTAACATGATCCATCAGCTTGAAGAAGCATTGCAAGCAACACGGCAGTTATCGCGCTGGCTGGCGAACGATAGGCCGGGCCGACAGTCGGAAGAACTGCCAATGGCTGATATTAAGCAGATTTTCGATCTTATCCCGGCGAACAAAACGTTGATATATTCGCTGGTCCGCAGTCATGGTTTGAATATGAAGGACCTGGCCGACAGGTGGACGCGTAAGGCGCTAATGAGTCAGGTTGCAATGGCAAAACAAGAGGGAAGGCAGGCGGTGCTGGTGTGATTGATGACAAAGTGCTGGTTAAGCGGCGTAACGCGGCCAAATTAGAAATGATAATGATTGAAGAATATTCGAAAATTCTCAGCAAATCTTTAATAAGCGGTGACCTTGAACAAGCAGATAAAGCATATGCGAGGATGCAGCAGGCAAGCGCGAGACTGGAAGGTTATAAAGCCGAAAAAAGAGAGTTTCTTCGGATGGTACAACCAGTTAAGTATATGAGTCCTGCAACTGCTCAGGAATTTCAAAGGAGGTTTTTGGTTGATGCAGCATATTGAAAATCCGATGGTTCTGAACAACTGGCATGACAAGGCGACTGAACCGGAAACAAAAAAGGACTTTTTCGGGGACGAAGTAACGTCAGCAGATAATTATGTAATCGACTGCGGCGAGATAATTTTACAAGACAATCTCAAACGCTACTTAAAGGAGCAACTGGGATTTAAATTTCATTCAGCACAATAAAAAAAGCCCACTTTGCAGAGTGGACTTCAAAAGGTCTTTTGGTAAAGAAATGTTCCTTTAATTATACCAAATTACCTTTCTAAAAACAATTAGAAATCGGGGGAAATAACAATGATCAAATTAAACCTTGAAAACAATATCGGTAAAAAAGCGAATTTTGAAGCTGACAGTTTAACAGCTCGGGAAGCAGGCTCAATTATCCATCAAATTATTACTTACATGAATGCCGATGAAATGCCTGGCCGCATCCGTCCCGAACAAATATCTACGGCAGCCCGTCAAACAGCAGAGTCTATTACTGCCATTCCTCAAAAGGATGACGTAGAAAAAAACACCGATAAGGCAGGCGCGGCAGATGCGAGAGAGGCAACAAAAACAGTGACAAATCAGCTTGCTGAAAAAGCTGAAACTGCCGAAAAAATCAATTCAAGACCAAGACAGGTTCAATTGTTGAACAGTGAACGCCGTTTGGCGACGCCAATTGTTTTCCCTACAAACGAAAAGGGGGAGCGTGAAAAGTGGAAAACAAGATTTTCATGCCCTTCATGTGGATTAAGTGAAACAAAACACGTCCCCCAAGGATTCCGTTTTACACCATGTGATAACTGCGGAACGCGTGTTCAAATCAAACCTGCAAACGACGCGTGGGGGCAGGAAGATTCAGAGGGATTCGTATACAGAGCCAATAACTTCTATGAGGAAAAAAAGGAGGGAAGATACGATGCCTAAACCAGTAACAGCATCTTTCAGTGATCGAGCGGACGATCAGAAGCGTTTGAGACAAGTCGGCGGCTCGATCATGTTCAGTAAAGGAAAACCCGTATTTTCTTTCCCATCAATGGACGCATACCGAGAATGGCAGCAGCTTGGTGCGGAAGCATACAAGAGAAGGGTGGGGCTGCTCTGATGCAGGCTGAGATATTTGCAAAAACTGCAGATATGAGCCGTGAAGAATGGCTAATGGAAAGACGGAAGGGCATCGGTGGTTCTGATGCCTCCGTAATCCTGGGGTTAAACAAATGGAGAACCGCATTCGAATTATGGCTGGACAAAACGGGACAAGTTCCGGTCAGTGAGTCAGCCAGCGAGGCGGCTTACTTCGGCTCAATCCTTGAGGACATTGTCGCAAAAGAATTCGAAGTACGGAGCGGAAAAAAGGTTAGGCGTAAAAAGTCCATGCTTAAGCATCCTGAATATGATTTCATTTTGGCGAATGTTGACCGAATGATCGTTGGAGAAAAGGCCATTCTGGAATGTAAGACCACATCGGAATACAACTTGAAAGAATGGGAGAATGACGAGATCCCTGCTGACTATATTGTTCAGGTCCAGCACTATCTTGGCGTGCTTGGTCCCGAGTATAAAAAAGCATACTTTGCTGTTCTGATCGGTGGCAATAAATTCGTCTGGAAAGAAATTGAGCGGGACGATGAATTAATCGAAATGATATTCACTGCCGAAGTCGAGTTTTGGAATACTGCGGTGTTGGGTGGGGTTGCTCCCGCATTGGACGGATCAAGCGCAGCAGAAGAATATCTGAAAAAAAGGTATGCGGAAACGGAAAGCAATAAGGTTATTGATCTTACAGCGGTAAACCGTGAACGGATAAAGCAGTATTTGCAATTAAAGGAAAGCATCGCTGAATTGCAATTGCAGGCGAAAGAATTAGAAAACCAAATCAAGCACGAAATGAAGGAAGCAGAATACGGATTCATTGGAAACTATCAGACTAGCTGGAAACCGGTTGTAACTAACCGGATCGACACTAATAAACTGAAAGAGCAGTTTCCAGATGTATATGAGAAAGTCACAAAAGAAGTGCAATATAGACGCTTTGGAATTAAGGAGGTTAGCTAAATATGGCTACAAATGAATCACTTAAAAATAACATTCAAAAACAGAATAACGCGCCAGGGCAGGCGCAAGGAACAACCATGAAGGGGCTTCTTGCTTCACCTGCTGTAATTAATCGATTTGAGACGGTTTTAGGGAAAAGGGCGCCCCAGTTCACTGCATCCATTCTGAGTCTGTACACAAGCGAGAAGATGCTTCAGAAGGCAGAGCCAATGTCTGTTATCTCTGCGGCTATGGTGGCGGCTACGCTTGATCTACCGGTTGATAAAAATTTAGGCTATGCGTGGATAGTTCCGTATAGCGGCAAAGCACAATTCCAGCTTGGATACAAAGGGTATATCCAGCTTGCGTTGCGGACAGGCCAATACAAATCTATTAACTGCATAGCAATTCACGAGGGTGAGCTTCAGAAGTGGAATCCGTTAACAGAAGAAATCGAAATTGATTTTGAAAAGCGAGTATCAGAGAAAGTGGATGGCTATGCTGCCTACTTCGAATTACTGAACGGTTTCAGCAAAACAGTCTACTGGACAAAAGCGCAAGTAGAGAAACACAAAAAGAAATTCAGTAAATCAGATTTTGGATGGGGTAAGGATTGGGATGCAATGGCGCTTAAAACGGTTCTGAAATCTATGCTTAGTAAGTGGGGGATTCTCTCAGTTGAAATGCAGAAGGCAGTTATCGAGGATGACGAGGAACGTGAGCGAGTTGATATTACTGACGAAATGGCAGAGCCGGAAATCATTGATGCCGAAGTGTCAGAAGAAAAGCCAAGCGCGCAGGATGTCGATCCCTTTGACGGTAAGCCTGTAGACATTAGCGAAAATGACCTGCCATTTGATTGAGGTTAGCATACCCTTCTGTTACAAGTGGATGACAGAAGGGGCGCCTAACCGGGCGCAACTGTTCCGTGATTATGTTCAGGGTTATATCCGAACAAATGAACCGGGCTTGCGTTTAGTCCGCATCAGCGGCATGACAGCACTGTGTGAAAGGAAGTAGGTGAGCGGCTTGGAAATGCAAGGCATGGGGTATGTTATTCAGCCCCGCCAGCAGTTTGCAAATAGGCGCGAAAAGATTCTTTATATGTGTTTGCTCGAAGAGGCCGTTTTCGCTCCCGTTGGATCATTAAAAACAGGTGAAGCAATGATTAATGTGGCGGAGCTTGCGAGGGACCTATCTATTGATCTTAAAAAAATGCGGTACTCTCTCGGCAAACTTGAGACAGCAGGATTGATCAAAACAAGACGAATGAAGCAGAACAAAGCAACTATTATCACGATTGTTGATTATGAGAAGCTTCAAAACATAAAGAATTACGGGAAGAAAGCAGAGTCATTTCCGCCAGTGGAAACCGGGGATTCGGAACAAGAACATAAAAAGGGTGAGGACATGCAAGACCAAGGTAAATTCAAAAACATTCCTGATTACGCTGATCACTTAATGCCGCAACAGATCAGCAACGAAGACACATTGAAGGACGCATTAAGTGCAGCAGAATTAAAAAATATGAATCTGGCGAGTGAAAAAGAAATTGAAAAATTCGCTGACATGGTTATTAAAATGGGCGCGCTTCCGGAAGGCATCAAAAAAGGCATACTTGTTCAATATCTTGACTGCATCCGGCTTACACGTTCACATTGCAAAATTTCCGCGAAGTTGCTTGCGAACCATATTGAAAAAATGAGTAAGTACAGCGTCGATCAGCTTCATTACGCTATGTGGGAGCATGCCGAGAAATACGACGACCGCAAAGAAGCGTACACACTCGGTATTCTGCGGGGAACGAGTGACCATAAAGCGCGGCAGGGACTTATGAAATTAATGAACCGGGGAGGACGAGGAAATCATGAACAGTTTAGCAACCGCCCTAAAGCAGTTGGAGAAAGCCAATCCACATCTAGCGCAGAAGTTGAAAGACTCGAAGCGCTTGCCCGTGAAAAGGGCCTCTCAGGAAAGATACGAGACACTCACTGTGATTTCTGAGGAAAACTGCATTTATAAACAATGCGACGGCTCAGGGCTCATATGGGTGAAGGATCACAAAGAAAACACTGAGTTTATGAAAGAGTGCCCTTGTAAAGCCGTTAAGGCGCTAGAAAATAAACTGCTCAGCGCCCGGCTGCCGGAAGAATTTAAGGATGTCACTTTAAACTCTTTTGAAATTGATGTTTACGATCAGGATATTTCTAAAGAGCGGGCAGCCAATGCCAAAAGGGCCTCAAAAAACTATGTGCTTAAATTCGATATGATGCGCGAGCAAGGAAAAGGACTTTATTTCCACAGTCATGAGAAGGGCAGCGGGAAGACGCGGCTTGCTGCAAGTATCCTACAGGCCATCATAAAAATGCATGATAAGCCGGAAAGCCCTATGAAGATTCTTTATTCGTCTACTGCTGATCTAATCGGTGAAATCAAAAAAACCTTTGATGGAGAATCAAAGGTGAAAAGCTCGGACATTATCGAGGCTGTCAAAACGGCTGATCTTGCCATTCTGGACGATATAGGCGTTGAGAAAGTCAGCGATTGGGTTGAGGAAACGTTCACACGCATTCTTGATTACAGACTGCAAAATAAGAAACCGACCATCTTCACAAGTAATCTGAGCATTGATGAATTAGACCTTAAATATCCTGAAGGACGAATAAGCAGCCGGATTGAGAAAATGACATTTCCAATTCGTATGCCAGATGAAAAAATCAGGAGCAAAAAAGCCAAGCAGGAGAATGACCTACTGCTCCAATCACTATACGAATAGGAGATTGCTATGAAAGAGAAAACAAACGTTATGATATCCGGCGGTATGTATCTGTTCGGGCCCGCCGAGCAATCGGCCGGCCAGGACCTTACCCCGGCGATCCGGGTGCTTGAGGAAAAAATCAAACAAATGGAGCTGATGCACAGTGCTTAAAGCGGTGATCCTGCTGCCGGCCATCATCCTCACAGCGCCGTACAAAGAAAAGCAGATTCAGCACTGGGAACAAATTGACGGTAGGTAACGACGGCACGCGGGAACGGGCCGATAAGGTAATAGTCAGAGATATGGAGGCGCAGAATGAGAGAAATTAAGTTTCGGGCTTGGAGCAATAAATACCAGCACATGTTCAGAGTGAGCGAAATTGCACAAGACAGAAGCGGCTATACACACGGAATTGTCGACGAAGAGTTTAAAAATGAATTTGAACCGGAATTCGATAGTCCATTTTGTTGGATAGGCCGTGTAGATTTTACAAAGTCATCTGATGGACGCGTTGCTTCTTTAGCTCAAAAGCCAAATGATGAACCCTTTTATCTGATGCAATACACCGGATTTAAAGACAAAAACGGCCGGGAGATTTATGAGGGGGATATTGTGAAAGTCACTAACGGCGCGGAAGAGTTAGACGGAGTTGATACCGGCAAAGGAAAAGTTGAATGGTTTACTAAATGGGGATATTGGAACGTTTCAAAAATAGAAAATGGTCTGGGCGACTTGCTTTATAACGGTTATGTGGAAGTTATCGGCAACATTTACGAAGATCCTGAGCTTTTGGAGGCATCACATGCCAGCAAATAAGTACGGCGCCAGAAAAACACAGGTAGACGGCATCACGTTCGACAGCCGGGCCGAAGCCAAATACTATGAGCAACTGAAATGGCTCAAGGTGAGCAAGCAGATCAAAGATTTTAAGCTGCAGCCGCGGTTCCTGCTTCAAGAGGCATTCAAAAAGAACGGCAAAACTTTTCGGAAGATTGAATATATTGCAGACTTTGAGGTTCATAACCTTGACGGCAGCACTGAGATCATTGACATCAAGGGTGTAGAAACAAAGGAATTTGCCATCAAACGCAAGTTGTACGAGCGGCTTTACGAGACGCCACTCAAGGTGCTGGCTCTGGATAAGTCACTCGGCTTCATTGAGCTGGACGAGCTGAAAAAACTCAAAAGAAAGGCGGGGAAGACCACTGCAAAACGTGGTAATCGCAGACGATCGGCCGTTGTGGGTGCAGGAAGAAGATAAGCTTATGGCCTGCATGACGCTTTGTTCCGAATACAAACGATGCGCCAGCCGCATGGGAGCGGATTGCAAAAAGCTTGGAGGTTCAGAAATTCCCAAAATCAATTCAGGAGGTTATCACTATGCAAGAAAAAATCGATCCATACAAGCCTGGTCCAGTTAAGGAGTGGAAAATGACGCCGGAGCAGTTGGCGGCATACGTCAAAAAGCATCCGATCATCTACCGCGAGGAATTAAAGCCATCTGCCGGCGTAACGATGCGGCTTCCGTCGTAAAACGTAAAAAAGCACCGAAGCTGCGCCTCAGTGCCCTTGATATGAACTGGTACTTCTATCATAGCACAGGGGGCGGCCAGAGTGAACAAGCCAACAGAAATAAAAAATCATGAAACAACTATTCAGCAAAGCATCGAGCCGGGGAAAGTCCGCATCATCGTTTTAGATGGCACTGAAGGGACTGCTCATCTAATGGACGCCCCGGAACACGGTAAAACAATCATTCAAACAATAAAAGGCGGCCTGGCTCGTTGTGATTACGAGATCGGCCACAAATTCAAATAGCAGGGGTTTCCCCTGCGGGGGAGGAACGGGCATGAAAGAGAGAATTGAACGTCTGAAAAAACTGACATACATTCCGCAGTTGGAAATTGCTTGGCTTATTGAGCAAGCTGAACTGAATGTTAAGCAGAAGGAAATCATCGAGGAAAACAAGCGACAGCAGGAAGTCACGGTTCATCAGTTCCAGCAGGCTCAGGAAGAGATTCAGCGGCTTACAAAAGAGAATGACAGGTTCAGAAAAGCTTTCCATCTGTTCGCAAATATGAAAACAGTGAGAACGGCGCCTGAATTAGTAATTCAAAGCTATTCCCGATATGCGAAGGAGCTTCTTGAAGGCAGAGGGTTGGAGGGTGATGCGGAATGAATTCGTATAAACAAATTTGCCCGTACTGTGGTTGCACAGAAGAAGAATGCTATGCCAACTGGGATTCGGACAGCGACGGAACTGTAACGTGTACGAAATGCAATAAAGATTATTATTCTATGCCGCAGTATCGCTTCGAGGGTTGGCAGGTCGAAAAAATTTGTGAAGAATGCGGCGAAAAAGAAAGTGAATGTTTTTGCGAGGGGGAAGAAAAATGA